GATCTATGCGTCCGTGGACCAGTGGGCCCGACTCGGCGCGTTCGTCAAGGCGATCAACGCGCAGAACGGGCAGGTGATGGGCAACCCCCTGTCACTGGACGGCATGAACGCGTCTGGTGTCCGGGTCGTCGTGTCGCCTCAGCTCCCCGCCGGAACGCTCGTTCTCGGCTCGTCCAGGTATCTCCTGTTCGCCGAGCAGGCCGGCGCACCGGTGGAGCTCAAGGCACTGGAAGTCGGGATCCTGGGGTGGGAAGTCGGGGTCTACGGCATGGTGTCCGCGGCCGTGACCCAGGCGAAGGCGTTCGTCAAGATCGCCGCCGCGTAAGGGATCGAACCGTGATCCTCAACGAATCAACGGTCACGGCGACGTTCGCGAAGAACGTCGCCGCGATCGGCGTTGACGCGGTCGTCCGACACTGGAAAGCCGCCGAAGGTTACGTCGCGGACCGGGCCGAATGGCCGGCGACCGACGCGGCAGGGCTCCCCATCGATCCGCCGGCACAACTAGGCGAAGCGGTGGAGCTCCTGACACGTCGACTCCTGGCACGGGTCAACTCCCCAGACGGTCTCGTCCAGGGCGCGACCGAATACGGGCCGGTCCGGATCCCGACAACCGATCGGGACGTCGATCGGCTCATCTTCCCGTGGCGACGAATGGTCCTCGCATGATCGACCTAGTCGCCACCCGTGCCGCCCTCGAAGCGATCGCGAAGGGCGTTGTTCCGTCGACCGTCACCGTTTACGCGGATGGTGCGATCGACGGGACACCGGCACTCCCGGCGGTCGTCGTCGGGAACCCGTCGTGGGAACCCGGCGGGGGACCGTCGATATGTCGGGACAAGTGGAGCTGGCCAGTGGCGGTCCTTGTCGCCCGCGACGGGACGTCCGACCCAGCCGCGAACCGGGAGCTCGAAGCGTTGTGGCCGCCGCTCGCCGCCGCACTCGACCGGGAGACCCGGCATATCCCGGGGATCTCCGGTCGTGTCGACAACGCCCGGTTTGGTCCGTTCATCGTGGGCGGGATCTCGTTCCCCGCCTATCTCGTCACAATCACACTCAACGGATAAGGAATCCTGCCATGGCTCTCGCACCAATCATGATGGACGACGTCGATCTCATCATTGGCGATATCGCGACCGGACCGAACTTCAAGTGTCAGCTAACCGCAGTCACCTTGAAGCCGGACGCGCAGGTACAGACGCTCCGGACGCTCTGCCCCGCGGGCGTGTTCAACAAGATGTCGACCCCGACCTGGACCCTCGAGCTCGGATACGCGAACTTCGTCGACGTCGGCACTCCCGACACGGTCCCCGTGCTCGCGGAATTCCTGTTCGACAATGCCGGCGACGTCCTGCCGTTCACCTTCCGCCCGATCACCGGGGGCGACGGGTGGAGCGGCGACGTTCTCATCATCCCCGGCGCGGTCGGCGGCTCCAAGGACGGTTACGCCGAACAGTCCGTCACGTTGTCTCTCGATGGTCAGCCGGCGAAGGTGGCCGGAGTCTGAACAAACCGCCCGGGTCCCGACCGGGACCCGGGCAACCCCCCTCCCGGAAGGAACAACCCATCATGTCGAAGCACATCGCTTGGGCCGGCGCGGCATACGATTTCGCGGTCGACGTCGACGACCCGGACAACGGCGGCACGCGGCGGCTCGAATACAGGTCCCGCCCGTCCGACGTCATGCGGGTCGAACGGATCAACAAGAAAGGGTTCCTTGCGTCCGGCGCGGTCCCCGCGTACGGGGATCTCCTGTTCGTCGCGTACGTCGCCGCCCGCCGGCTACAGCTCACCGACGAACGCGATTTCGACGCGTGGGCCGCGACCGTCCAGGACTTCGGATTCGTCGAACGGGAAGATGAGGTCGACCCGGGGGACCCTTCCCGGCCGGATCGTGGGGACGCGCACTAGTCAGCCTCACGGTCGCAACCGGGATCCCGTTCCGGGAGTGGGTCGAGTGCGACGGGGACGTCATCACGACAGCGCTTGAAGTGATCGCCGAACGAGCGAAGGGATCCGGGTAATGGCGAAGAAGAGTGCCGGGGTCGAAGTCGACAAGGCACAACTCAACGCGGCACGGGCGAAGCTCCGCGGGCTCGACAAGGAAACGAACTCCGCGATCGGGGACGCGGCCGGCGAGATCGCACAAGATGAGCTCGCCCGGATCGAGAACAACGCCGCCGGGGATCCCCTGTCCGAAGTCGTCGCGCAGGGTCTCACGTTGAAGCGGGACCGGTTCCCGGCGATCAAGGCCGGCGGGCCCGGGAAGGTCACCGAGCTGGCCGGCGACGGGCGGAAGACCCCGACCTATGGGGACCTGTTCTTTGGTGCCGAATTCGGCGGCCGCGGGAAGGCGACGACGCAACAGTTCCGGCCGCACAAGGGACGCGACGGCTATTGGCTCTACCCGCAGCTCCGCGAAGACGCGCCGCGGATGCTCGAACAGTGGGGCGAAGTCGTCGACAAGATCGTCAAGGATTGGGAGCGCTGACCACATGGCCGCACGAGATCTCATCTTCCGGTTCGTGGGGAAGACTGACGAAGCTTCCACAAACAAGGCGGTCAAAGAGTCCGAATCTGCTATGTCGCGGGTTGCGGATCATGCGGGGAAGCAGTCCGCCCGGTTCACCGCTTTCTGGGCGGGGGTCGGGTCCGCCATGGGTGGAGTGATCCTCAAGGGCGTTGACGCGGTCGTAGGACAGTTCGGGACCATGATGGATGAAGCTCGGGAGTCCGAGAAGGTCGGGAAGACGACCGCCGCGATTATCAAGGCGACCGGTGGAGCTGCGAAGATCTCCGCGGAACAGGTCGGGGCGTTGTCACAGAAGATCTCCGAGAAGACCGGGATCGACGACGAACAGATCCAGGCGTCCGCGAACCTCCTGCTGACGTTCAAGAACGTAAGGAACGAAGTCGGTGCCGGCGCGAACGTGTT